ATGGCTTTAACTGAAGTGTGGCTGAAAGCTAATAACGGCAAGGCACGTGATAAGGTTGAAGAAATAGCAGATCGGGATTCAATGAGTGTCAGAATCTCACCTAAAGGTAAAATTGTATTCCAGTTGAGATATCGATTTGCTGGAAAAGCTGAACGCTTAGACTTGGGCACCTACCCTCATATGTCACTCAAAGATGCACGAATTAAAGCTGGTGAAATGCGGTCGCTTTTAGATAAAGGAATGAATCCTAAAGTTGAGGTTCGTGTACAGCAGCAAAAATATATTGATGCAAGCACATTTGAAGAGGTTTTTAATGATTGGTATGAAAGTTATTGCCTGAAAAAGAAAACTTCTGCCCAACAAATTAAGAATACCTTTGAACAACATGTAATTCCTGAGGTTGGCGATTTACCAGTTGACAGAATCACCTTGCAACAATGGTTAGCTTTACTTGAGGAACTAGCTGATGAAGTACCTTCTATTGCAGATCGGGTTTTAACGAATGCAAAACAGGTTCTTAAGTGGGCTAAAAAGAGACAGTTACTTGAAGTAAATGTTTTATCTGACATCTATGCCAAGGAAGATTTAGGCATAGAGAGAAATAGAGGAACCAGATTTCTTTCTGATGAAGAAATTAAAATGGTTTTGATGGCTATTGAAGAATCAAATATTTTGCCTAAAAACAAAATTTTCTTAAAACTATGTTTAATGTTTGGTTGTAGAAATGGCGAACTCAGAAAAGCCAAAAAGACAGATTTCGATTTAAATAGAAAGGTTTGGATTGTTCCTGTAGTAAACAATAAGACTGGCAAGAAAACTGGCCGTGAAATTATTCGCCCTATTTTGCCTGAAATGGAGGCATTAATTGTCGAGGCTTTTGAATACAGCACATGTGAGTACTTCTTAACTAATGACAGTGAAGCAACCCCTATGAGCCATGGTTCTTCAAATTCATTGCCTGGTTATGTAATGGAACGCCTTAGAAGACATCATGATTATCACATGAAACATTGGTCGCTTCATGATCTACGAAGAACTGCTCGTACTAATTTCAGTGCATTTACATCGCGTGATGTTGCACAACTCATGATTGGTCATGTAATGTCTGGTGAACAAGGTACTTATGATTATTATGAATATTTACCTCAGCAAACAGAAGCATATGCAAAGTGGTTGGATAAATTAAAGTCTCTAACCAATAATTAGGGTTTACCCTTTTAGAATTGCAGAATTTCCGACCAAATGCGCCAGATACTGCGTCAATTTTTGACTTCTACTTGTTTATCCACAGCTTTTTAAATTTGAATTTAAGCTCATCTCTAGAATATCATCTTGAATATGTTACAAAATCAAGCTAGGGGAAACATATGAGCGAAATTGCACCATCCATTATTCAGATAAAGCCACTCCTTCAAAAAGGTTTTGTTTTATCTGAGGTTATGTCTATCAAGCTAGTTGTACCATCAACTCACATGCTTGTCCCTTACGCACTTGAAAAGATTTCCGCTGGTTTCCCCTCTCCAGCACAAGATTATGTCGATAAAGCGCTCGATATGAATGAGCACTTAATCAAAAATGCAACTTCAACGTTTATTGTCAAAGTTGCATCACTATCAATGCTTAATGCAGGTATAGATATTGATGACGAATTGATTGTGGATCGTAGTCTTGATGCAAAGCACGGCGATATTGTTATTGCACTAATTGACAATGAATTCACAGTTAAACGTTTAATGATCGATGAAAAAGGCCAATGGCTTAAAGCAGAGAATCCGGATTATAAAAATATTTATTTAGCGGATGGCCAAGAATTAATAATTTGGGGTGTTGTCACTCATATCATTAAAATGACACGGCATTAAGTCATGAAACATCAGAACAAAGTATTTTTTCTCATCGATGTAAATAACATGTACGTTTCATGTGAGAGAGTCTTTGACCCATCTTTGAATGATAAGCCTGTTATTGTGCTTAGCAATAACGATGGGTGCGCCGTGGCACGTAGCAATGAGTCAAAAGCTCTAAACATAAAAATGGGTGTGCCACTATTTCAGATCAAAGACATTGTTCAACAGCATAACGTAATCGTACTTTCTAGTAATTATGCAATGTATGCAGAAATGTCACGGCGCTTTCATACGATTCTTGCATCTTACGTTACTGATGAAGAAGTTGAACCTTACTCTATAGACGAATGTTTTGTTGATTTCACCGCTTATGAGAAAAACTTTGATTTAGAAAAAGTCGGTCACGATATGCGAGCGAAGATTTGGAAATGGATTGGTTTGCCCGTGTGCGTAGGTATTGGTCGCAGCAAGACGGAGGCAAAGATTGCAAATCATATTGCAAAGAAAAATCCCGGATTTAACAGCGTTTGTGACCTCGTTAATATGGATCCGTGTAATAAAGAATATTACTTTGCTCAAATAGACGTTTCCGAGGTTTGGGGAGTTGGGCGTAAGCACGCAAAAAAACTACATGGTATGGGAGTTAAGACTGTTTTAGATTTAGCATGTACTGAAGCACGCGAAATGCAGCGGCAATTTTCTATCGTTATGTCGAGAACGATTAATGAATTGCAGGGTATCTCATGCATTGAAATTGAAGATACACCACCTTCAAAAAAACAAATAATAAAATCTTGTTCATTTGGTACAAAAGTAACTGAGCTAGATGATTTGAAAGAAGCTATAGCAATGCATGCACAAGAAGCATGTAAACGGTTGCGTGATGAAGAGTCACTTTGTGGTTGTCTACTAGTATTTGTTCAATCAAGTCCATTTGATGAAAGTGCGCCTTTTTATAATAAGTCTATTACTGGCGCATTTTCAGAACCTACGGATAGCGCGCTGGACTTCGTAAAAGCAGCAGTAAGGATGGTGTCTGATATTTATAAAGAAGGTATCAAATATAAAAAATGCGGTGTCATATTAACAGGTTTAGAACCTAAAGCTGGTCATACCTATGACCTATTAACCGATTTTGAAGTCATAGAGAAGAAAGAACAATTGATGAAAGCACTGGATAACGTGCACAACAAATTTGGAAAGAAAAAACTAGGTGTTGGCCCTTGTTATATATCTGGACGTAACTGGTCAATGTCGCGAGATAAATTGAGTAGAAATCCGTTTAGCTTTGATGGACTAATAACTATAAAAGATTAAAATACAATATATTAGAGATATTGAGTTTACTTTTATGAAGAAAAATATGAAAGAAATTGAAAAATATGTTGGATATTATTTGCTTGTATATATTTGTGTTCTTATAGTTTGCGGTTTTTTTCAATATATGATGGTATGTCAAGGAAAGTCATTACAATGCAATTTTAGTATAGATGGAATAAATAAAATCATTACCACTACTGCTACAATTTTAACTCCTATCATCGCGATTATTGGTTTTCTCTCCTGGCGTAATCAAGAAACATACAAAAAATCTCAAGAACTTATTGAAATGATTCTAGATAAAGTTCGAGATTTACAAAATAGTTGGCATGCAAGCCGAGATTATGAAGACTTCAGTCTATTTCAGCAGTATTGTGCAAAGGATATTTTTGGCACTAAGAATTTTGATGATTTGGAATTATTTCAAAATATAGTAAAAAGAAACCAAAAAAACATTATAATTTTTAATGATTTATTGTTTTTGAGTGATAAATTATATTACGAGGCTGAATTAGATTTCAGCGAGCTTGATAAAATTAATGAAAATATAAGACAGACTCTAGAAAATAACATGGATGACCTACTTAGTTTCCGCCAAGAATTGGTACACCTAAGATATGGTGGCAACCACGAAGTAAAATCTGAGATAGAAATGCGTCAAATATGTGACAAATTAGATAGTTATTGTAATTATATTATGGGGCGAAAAGAAAATGTGGACCGGCGCGACTATACAAAAGAAATTAATGAGACTATTCATAAATTAGGTAAAGAGTTGATAAAACTAAAAAAACAGATTTAAAAGTCTCATCTTAATTATTTTACTATCTCAAATACATGGATGAGCAGTTTTTTAAAATGAGAATAAATTTGCTCAAAATTAATTGATCTTATTAAAAATGAGCAAATATTTTCTCAATAAAAATCCACCTTAGATGACTTTCACACAAATACCTACATTCACATTATTATTAATCGTATGCGCTGTGCATCCTGAAAATAGAATGCAGAGCAATGTAATTGTGAAAGCAATATTTGAACGTCTGCAATGAAAGACTTTCATATAACAATCCGATTTGCGATCCAGCCATAAAAGAATTGCTCTTGGCTTTTATTACGCTCACAAATCTCAATATAGCGCTGACCCTGCATAATGTTCAGAACTCGAACTAAAACTTTTTCTCCTTCTTTCCCGCGTTTGACCAAATAAGTTTTGAGTGCATTAAGAGTTGCCGGACCATATATCCCATCTACTGATAAATCTGGCCACCCTGCTTTACCATTGTTATTTAGGAGATTCAAAGCACGTTGTAAAAGAGGTTTTGCAAATCCGGTACCGCAATTCACACCAGTGTCTAGAAGCTCTTCAGCTACAGCAGAAGAAATGATATTCACCTGATCAAAACGTGGGGCTGTCCAATAGTTTTTGCGATAAATTGCTTTGGCCACTTCAAGCGGCAAATCTTTCATGTTTCCTTTAAATCCGTTTGCTCGAGCAACTGCTTCAGTAATACCGTATTTAGTTGCACCACCTCGATCTGCTGGGTTGTTTACGTACCCGCCCTCACGCTTAATTAACTCGTCCAGATATTGTTCAATGTTCATTTCGGTTTCCTTCAGATGTAAAAAACCGCCCGAAGGCGGCATTAGCTGTTTTCAATGTCTTTTCTGGCTTTCTTAAACTCTTTGATCACTTCAACGATCGTTTTACCTTCCTGTTTATCTATGAAATTAAAAATCCAACGGACTAAAGCCCAACCGGGTAAACCACAAACAAAGAAGAACCCACCTAGAGCAATCATCCCCCATACATCAGTAACCCATTCATGAAGTCCCCACTTCACAATAATGAATGAGCCGCCAGCCAAACTTGATACAACTGTGCAGATCAAGCCTACGCCCCACTCTTGTGGTGAGCGTGGCATTCGTGTCATCAGTACAACTGCTGCAACTAAAGCAACCGCTAAAGTCACCATAATTGCTGCACCATAAAATTTTAAAATTGCTGTTAAACCGCTTGTTGAAACTGGTTCCATGCCTTACTCCAGATTTTTGGCAATAAAAAAGCACCCGTATTGGGTGCTAACGAATTAATTTAAATTAAGCTTCAGAAGTACTTTGAGTAATCTGATTTGAATAATTCCAGACTGTATCCTTCCATACATCCCGTGCAGCGACACGTATATAATATGGCGTTGTTGATTGTAGCCCTCCTATCGTTTTTGTAATCTCTGAGCCTGACCATGTAGGAGGCATTGTTGTTGGGTCAAAGTTAGGATTATTGCTGAGCCAAATTGCATAATCTTTAAGATCTGGAGCCTCACTAGGAATCCAACTCACTGTTATAGAGTTCGTCGAAGCAGATGTATATATGTTAGATAACACTGGAGGGACAGGATTGCTAATGCTTAATTCAGCGAAGGCACTAAGTTGGTCACCATTTTTACTCGCAACACGGATTGTGTAAGAACGGCCCAAACCATCTCGCTTAGCTTCTTCAATTGAATAACTATAATCTGAATTTGTCGTATCAACTTCACGCAACATTACGCCATTCGACCAGATCTGAACACGATAACCTGTAACGCCACTTGAAGTTTGCCATTGTACTTTGAATGTTGTCCCGACAAATGGAGATTGCAAGGAAAGCCCCTTAATACCCGATGGTTTCCCTCCATTTAGCGTATAGCTATATGCTGTTACCTCATCAAGAGTTTGCTCTTTACGTTCAAGCCCATTAAAACTAGTAAATTTCAAGAAAATCTGCTTACCTACAAGATTTTCATTGAAACTATACTTGAATATTGCTTTATCTAAACGCACAAATGGTTCACCGGTATTATGATTTTGTGCATCATCGAAACGGCCACGTAAAACATCACTTAATGTATAAAGACCTAATCCATTTAATGTGGCCACTTGATAATTAAAGTATTCATCACCTATTTTGCAAAGTGTTTGATCTGCATTTGCATCGTCCAGTGTACCGCTAAAAATCTGGCTTGCCGTATTAAGTTCAACTTGCATAGATGTGGCACTAGTATCAATGGCATCTACAAGCCGACCGTAACGAGCAGAGCCATAGATGGTACCAATCATTTCATAAGTGGTATTGTCAAGACTTGCCCACACATTACAGCCACCCCAGTTAATGCCGCCCGACACCGCCGCCCATACTTGAACTTTACCATCTGAAAGATCTAAAGGAGGTTCAAAAATAATAGGTGCATTAACATTACCCGGTTCTTCATTCCCCCCTTGATAGCCATTGGATGCTTGAAGATCATATTCAATTGCAGATCTTGAACCAACTGCCAGCTCTTCTGCAGTCACAGCCAAACGACCCTCTTGGTCTTCTTCAATTCGAGTAATACGAACTGGAAAACGGTTTAAACCCAAAGCGCTATCGGTTAATGTAACTATATCCATTGGTTCTAATCGACAAAACTTCCACCCCAGATCAAATTCATATTCATTTCGCACATACAACAAGCGTTGTAGTCGTAATTGTGCTGCATGACGGGCGATTTTTGGGTCGCAAAAAAAGTGGTTTTCTACAGGATCTTCAGTACGTAGACCAAACATTTCAATATTTGCTTGATCCTTTGCTTCTACAGTTTCTGTATTGTATTGATTAAAACGGTTGATATATTCAATCTGCACATGATTATAAGCATCTGTGTCACGGCTGCGGCGTACACGTACTGGCTCATCATCGCCAATAAAGTCATCATCGGTTAAGTGATAAACTGGTGTGAGATCAGGTATAAACGTAACGCCGTTACCTGTAGTTGCAGAGTCCCCAAAAGAACGGATCTTTAAGCCATCTGGGCTGGGTACCACAGCACAATTTACTGCCTCAACAATCTCATTGATAGTTTCATAGGCTGGTCGTTGTTCTGTGAAAGCTGGACTAATTAAAAGATTGGCAGCTCGGCAATAAGTTCTAAATTCGTCAAGATCTGCAATTTTAAGATTTGGGGCCGCACCATGACGTGGATGTGTGATGAAATCTTCAATAACATCTGCCGGATTAGCGTCATCTATCGTGTCAGATAATGTAATCGTACTGATCACTTCAAAATTATGGTTTGAAAGACTTGCGCTATTCCCCATCTCATAATTAGCACATGCTACATATCCCAAATAAGGATAGTTAATTGCCTGTTCTGGATGCTTTGATAGTAACCATCCCCACGGGGGATTATTATTTCCATCGAATAATTCAAAATTTAACTGGTCGATTGGATCTAACGTGATAGTACCTTCCTGTTTAGGAACAAATTGCTCTTTATCAACCCAAATCAGGCCAATCTTCTTAATCTGGTTTTCACATAAACCTAGCATAAGAGAAGCACTATAACTAAAAGTGGTGTTACTGGTTTTTGTACCACCCCCCTTACCTCCAGATTTTTGAACCGTTGTATGAGGTGTTGCTTTAAAATCCCCATACCAAAACATATTAGCTGCTACCCGTGTTTTACCGTACACCAATGGCTGGCAAAGACCATATGCTGACTGTTGGATCCGCATAGAGTTAATTCGGGTATCCGTTGTACTAATTGTAGTACTACCAAATAATCCACCCATTTATTTAAGCCTCTTCATACGAAAAAACCCGGCAATTCGCCGGGCTAAACTTCCTTTTGTTCCATCTTGTATAATCACTCCCTGATGGAGATAACTGTGAATGACCTGCGGCCATTCAATAACAATTGCACCATGACTGATACACTTGCCAAATTGATATAAAACGATGTCACCCGGTTGTGGAGGACCTTCGACCGGATCACATACACCTAAAATGAGTTCTAAATAACGTTGCCCCATCTGGTGTAAGTGCCAGTCAGGTGGATATGGCCGTGGATCTAAATGGTCCATCAATCCGACTTTTTCATAGACCTCACAAATCAAAGTTCCGCAGTCAACTCCCACACCTTTCACACGACCTTGATGATGGTAAGGAGTACCCAACCAAGTTAGGGCCTCTTGTACTGCTTCTAAATTTTTAGCTTTCTTCGCCATAGAATTTGGTCCATACAAAAAAGCCTTGGAAAATTCCAAGGCTTTCATTAGTTTTTAGACTTCAATAATAGTTAGGTTCCCCGTCCTATAAGCCCCTGTATCTATAAAGTGACAGTTATGCTTAATGACAGGGTAGTCAACAATCGTATGCCCCAGATAAATACGGTCAATATTTTTAACTTTACGGTAAATTCCAGTTTGATCGTTAAATCGATTTCTTGACCACAAGGCAAGATTCATAGCTAAAAGAACATCATCTATATCTTGATTATTAAACGATTTTTTAAACTCAAGCCAATCGTTTTGCTCAACATTTGCATGAACAAATCCAATAAGCTCTCCTTTATGTTCAATTTCAAGATAGAGCGGAAGCTCTTTTAGTTGCTCAATTATCTTTAGTTGATCACTTTTAGATAATTTATAAAACCACTCACCACCGTTACGCTCATCTTTGTGTATATTGCGAATCTTATGATTCAGCATCCCATCAATACACATTTGTTCGTGATTTCCACGAACAGCTTTGAACCAAGGCTTATTGAGTAGTTTTATACACTCAAGGCTCTTTTTACCCCGATCAACCAAGTCACCTACCGAAATCAAAAGATCATTTTTAAAATCGAAACCTATGTCGACAAGATGTCGACATAGGTTATCGTAACTACCGTGCAAGTCGCCCACTACAAAGATACGTTCATACTTCTTCATACGATTAATCTCAAAGCCCCTTCATCAATATTGACTTGCTCACCTGAATTGTTCACGTGTGTTACAGTAACTACACCTGCACTTTTACATTCAGCAGTCATTTGTGTACCCTTTAAGTCAAACTGAAAATCAACTAAATATTGAGTACCAAGAGTCGCCGTTGAAAGATTTAATGTTGTTGATTGACTTGCACCAGCTGCCAATGTTGGCGGGTTCCAAAGTTTTTGAGCTAAAACTCCTTGATCTAAATATCCATATTTTGCATCAAGATATTTAATCCGTTCTTTTAGCCAAGCCATTATTTGACAAATCCCTCCGAGATCCTTCGATGGAATATCGGGCCAACGCTGTTGCTCTTGCTTAAAGAGATTGAGACTGAATTTTGATTCAATATCACGCTCAATTCGATAAACAGTATTAAGGTTAAAAATTCCTTTATTTCTTAATTCAGCATATCGTTTAATAACATCATTAAGAATAATTGGCTTAACAATAGGAATGATATTGTTAGCGTCCCAATTCCAATTTGAAGCATATTCAACCCCAATACCTGCCCAATGAAGCCCGAAAGTCGTATCAAGGTCATAAGGCATCCAACAATATTGAGTACCATCCCAAGTTGTCAAAATTGAATTCTTATCAAGCAAATCTGCTGCAGCAGTAAACTCAACAAGCAAATACCAATCAACAACATTTGTACGATCATAATATTTGTCGAATTGAGCAGTTCGTTCAGCTATTGGCAAACGGTGAAAATCCCAAAGCGCCTGCATGGAAGCTTTTACAGTAGCGTCACTAATCGGTCCGCCTTCTTCATAACCGTTTAGTTTAGGGTTTCTAAGGCCTAGTTTTTCGTAAGGCGGTGCAGATGCTGTGAAATCAATACCCCCTCCCAGCAACTCAAATTGAACATGCTTTTTATTGCTTTTGTCCAAATTGTAATTGTCTCGTTTTTTGCCAATATTTAATGTACCAATCCCATAAAAAACGCCATTTAAACGAACCACAGCAGGATAACCATCAACATGACCGATAGCACCAGTATCAAGTGAATTCACACCCAACTGGTTGAGGTACGCGCGATCTACCTCACGCTTCGGGAAGCCTTTTCTTGATTGGACCATTTCTTCCCATAGTCTATTACAAAGAATGTTCCGGCTATGTGTTGCATCAATCCAGTTTGCTTTCCAAACAAGTTCCTGTTGAGGAATCAAATCTCCTAATTTTATTGAACGCTCAGTAGTAAAACTTTCATCCGTAAAAAAACCAAAACTAAAGTTCTTTTTCGGATACACAGCAGAACTACTCCCCTGTACCGCATATTGGGCATAACTTTCATTAACAACCCCGTCGACATTTAGCTTCAATCTACAATTAATCGAACCCTCAGCTTTACTCTCAGGCGGAAAAACTTTGTCTGCAAAAATGTCTATTTGGATTACGCTTGTAGGTTTTGGGAAAGTAAATAGCGTGTTCTGTACAACGTTCGTATTAAGTGGCTTTACCTTTGAACTAAACTGATTAGTACGATTCTTAATAACATATGGGTTAGATAGTTCTTTTAAATTTGGAGCGTCACGATGAATACTTGTAATGGTGATATATCCCTCATGATCACAAGTATAGTTTATTTTTGCAGATTTAATGCCTTGCGAACCAAAATCTGGAATTGAATGAACACATCTGATGAAATTCCCGTTGTAGTCATACAAGTTAAGTACGCTCATTACTCCGGCAGGTTCATCCGTATCAACTACAGCTTCAAAAGTATCGCCATGTTTTACTGCAATCTTTCCCGTACTTTTATATGCAGACCAATACTCTGGAGAAACATTTTGATTGAATTCAATTCCAGCTGCTGTGTAACCAGTACCTGGTGCGAGAAAAGGGATTTTCTCTTCAATTTTTTCTGCAGCCAACCTAGATAAATTATCATTCCGCACAAAAACATTCTCTTGGGGTCTGCTCCATGATAAATTTTGATCAGTACCCGCAGGGGTTAAATCTGCTTTCAACTTCAGTCCGCTTATGTATGCACGGTTTGCTGGATTAACGGAACAAAAGACAATAAAACAGCGCTTTGTCGCAGTATAAGAGTATTCAAATGGATATGAGTCACCCGGCTGTTCAGTATTTTTGAAAGATTCTAGAAAGTTCAAATCTTTGTCAAAAATTACCATGGCGGGAATATTGCTGTCTGGATTAAGAACTGTTGCCTTAATCTGATCCCCTACTTCCAACGGTATTAAACCTGTATTTCTGTAGGCATTTGTATAAATATCACCGCCCCCATTTAAGTCATGGGTTCCGTTTTCATAGTAACGACCAAGCTCATTAAACTCAAAAGTTATTGTTTTCCCTTCACTCACCATTTTGGCATTTGCATATCGTAAGTTAGCAATCATCCGAACGATATATCTATCGAAGTATGAACTACGATCTAAAACTGTAAGCTGGTAATGATTGCCTGTCACAGTTGCAAAACGTGTAGGATAAAGTGATCCTGCATAGTGAACTGTTGTTGCTACACAATAACAATTAAATGGAGCTGTATAGCGGTATTGAACTTCTTCGACCTCTTCAGGGCCTGTGTTCGGTATAGATAAATCGGCAACTAATTTAAGATCCATGTCAAAAACTAGTAATGAGGCGACATCGGAAAAATTATTGCGATTCTGTTGTAAGATCGATGCACTAATTGTAGCGCCTTGATCAAGATAAATAAGCCCTGTATTTACATAGTTAACGGTATGAATGTCAAAGTTTTTGCTTCTATCAGATTCACCCGTTTTAAAGTAGCGTCCAACAACATTAAATGGATAAGTATTTTGTCGATCAAAATAAACGCTTGTAAGGGCTTTTAAAGCATTAATTTCATTTAATAGATCTTTTGAAACAGAATTATATTTCTTATCAAAATTACTTTTTTGTTCCAAAGTTTCTATGTACTCAATCAAGCGTTTTAAAGCATCTTTAAATCCTGCTTCAGTAACAGTTGGGTCTATGAATTCAGCAACGGTAGGGATTGTTGGAAATACAACATTAGATAAATCATTCATACTCTTTTTTCCATAAAAAAAGCCCTGCAAATGCAGAGCTATGGATTAAAATTTTGTTAAAACTTAGACTGAAGTTTCAGGAATAGGAACATATGGTGCGCCTCTAAAGCGAGCGCGATTATTAAAGCGATTGTCACAAGTATCTAGTCGTTTATCACAACCCGGATATACACGAATCACCTCACCAATTGCAGGCATTTCTAAAAGCGGCAACGTAAGAAGTAATGCTCCCGTTTCATGCAATCGCACCGTGCGCTTAATACCAACATTAATACCCTCAAGAAACTCTACAACACCCTGAGTGAACCAGCCTTGAGGATGACTTAGATCACAGTGAATTCTATTTAAAGTACTGTTAGCACCAATGGTTGTATCAACTGCAAATTCTGAACTTAATAAGCCACAAGCCTGATCAAAAAGTGTATTTAAGCAACCCGGTTGATACAAATTACGTGGCATTTGTACTTTTAAATCATCTATTTCCGAAACCACACTCGCTTTAATCTCATATCGATCAAACTCAGGTTCAATAATACGCCCTTCAAATAAAACCATCGTTCCAGCACTAGTATCTGTAGGGGTATTGATATCCATGAAAATACGCTCTAGCTTAAAGCGAGAACCATCTAAAATACCGTTATGGAATGCTTGAGCGACAGGCACCTCACCAAACATTGTACTTTCAGTAGTTTCAATCGTAATTGATAAATTATCGACTTCAATTCCAAGTGAGAGACTAATACCTTCCCGACTTATAATTGGCCCATTTGACTGAAACACCTTGCCATCTACCACCAAATCAACATCGTAATTTGTGTAATGATATTCAATACCTTGTATTGTTGTAATGGTATATAGATCAGCCATAATAAACTGATCTGCATCCAACAATCTTATAAGCTTATCTGATGCTTTTCTCATATCTTATTTCCCAATGAACCAATTAAGTCAACTTTGTTTGATTTCCAAAGCTTATGCATAAAATTTACATATTCTTGCGTGTCTTCTTTAAAACGACATCGGTAATAATAAGTACCTGAAACAGTTATTTCCTGATCTAAAGCAAGAGGTTCTGACAGGATCAGATATCCATCCTTAGTTATCTCAAATACGCCTTGCTTCCACATTAAAGCATCATCACTGACCCACATAGATTTAATCGTGTTTCGGTTCCACATGCTTTGATTAAAAGCCAAGATCTTTGGTTCGGTATGACTTAGGACTATCTTTTCGATCTGGGCTTCTGTTTCCCACCAACCTATGTAATCATCACCCCACATGAGTTTCTGCTCGTCTGTCCACATTAACTTTGAGTACTGATTCCACATTTGAGGATTCACATAATGTGGAAACGTAGGGTTTTGCTTGTGAGTTTTGAGAGTTTTATAAATTTGAAACTTCTGTGTAATGCCATCACCAACAAATGTGCAATTAAATTCATTATCTTCAGGCATCTTATAGAGAAAAGAATCAAATGACCCTCTTCTCTCTAGAAAAAAACTCTCAATAACTTGTAATTCAGCTTTACCACTTCTTTCTCGCAAAAAACCGAAAGACAGTGAAATTTCATACTTTGGAAAGGATTGAAAGCTTGCTCTTAATTCACGACCATTTATTGATGTCATGATTTTGGTGTTAAACATCGGAGCTTTTGATAAGTCCCATTCAAGACCGGGTAATTCCGGAAAAATTGCATCAGACATAATAAATCACCTATTTACCAAAATTCCGGCTATACCCCTTTAAACCACCGGCCAAGTCACGACCATGCTTTTTCATGAAGTCTCTAACTCCTTTAGCATCTATGGCATTAATATTGAATACATTAGTGCCACCTCCACCTTCAGCAGCTGCAGCCGCACCAAAGCTTGCCCCATTACGCAAGGCTTTTCCCATTTCACGGATTGTATTCGCGTGTTGTGAAGGTAGAACCATTTCATCTTCATGCAGTTGAGTAACAGGATTTACACCGGATGGAATGTCGTAACCGCCTCGAGCAGATTTAATCTTGCCCGCGAGACCAGCCACTAAACCAAATGCAGCCGCACCGGCACCAACGGCCAAAATTGGACCGACATATGGAATTGCAACCATTGCTTTAAAAGCTCCAGCCATCGCTTCCCATGCCGACATCATGATGCCTTTGATAGCTTCAGCAGCTTTTAAGCCTAAACGTGCTAAACCACCTGCTGCAGTAACGCTGGTACGTGTTGCTTCCCCTGCAATGGTTGCCCCTGTTTGAGCAGCTTGGCCCGATGCTTCTGCTGCTGTTTCAGCACCAACGAAACCAAGTTTACGAGCCAACTTAATGGCTTGGATTCTTAGCCATCCTTGCAACTCTTTAGTAGCTGTTTGCAGGGCAAATTGCCCCATGTCAGCCAGAACTGCTTTAGTTGCATTACTCCAAGTCAAGGTACCATTCATAAGAGACTGAATGCCCTGATCCCAAAGGTTAGAAAGTCGAGAAGTAAACCCACCGAACTTAGCTTCAAAGTCTTTCATTTCCGCATCACTGATTAAGCCCATAGACTTAGTGTCAGCAACTTTCTGATCTGTCTCTAAATCAGAAATGTTGTTTGTGATTTGGTTTTGATTGCCTTGTTTGCCAGTAATACCGGTTTGCTCATTCTCAAGTGCCAAACGCTCTAAAAGACCTTGCCGCTTAATTTCGCGTAACTGATCTTCTAGCTGTTTTTCCAACTGAACTTTACGGACATTTGAAATTTTCTTGGCATCAAACTCGGCTTGGATCCGTGCAGCTTCAATTTCATAAAGGCGCTGTGCTTGCTGTTGATAATTGTCTATCTGTTCTTCACGAGCTTTTTTGTATTCCTCAAACTCTTTTAAACGGATAGCAATAATCTTGTCGGATGCATCTTTTTCAGCTTTGACTTTTGCAGCAGCTTTTTCATCGGCAGTCATCTTAGATTTTTCAATTTCATCTAGTGCCTTTTGCAGATCTAAAGCGACCTTCTTTTCTTCGGATGCATATTTATACCGAATATCCGCAAGTGCTTTAGCTGCCTGCTCTGCTTGTCGTACAGCATCGGATTTGCCTTGCTTTGCCTTATCTGACTTACCACCTTCTGGATTTAGTGCTTTGTTTTGACCAATACCCGAAGTGACACCACCGCTTCCACCTCTGTTACCTAGTTGAGCTTTTTGGATATCAATAGTCGCTTTAGTTAAGCGATCAAAAGAAGAAGTTCCACTAAAGATATTAGAAGCTGAATTTATCGCAGCTTTAGTATTGCCAGCAATATCAACCACAGTATCTTTGGTTTCAGTCCAGATTGCCTTAACGCCACCCGCCAGAGCTTTACCTTTAGCCAGAATCCCATCCGCATTTACAAAGTTTACGGCGGTACTTCCAATAGTCCTTAGGTTACTCATAACACCAGACATTAATCGCACAAGATTTTGTAATCCAGCTCCAAGCCCAACAATAACGACTGCCACGCCCTTGGCAACTGAGCCTAATGTCTGAATAACTCCGGTAAATGCTCCACCTTTTGTCGTGCCATTCATAAAATGACTAATTACACCGCTTAAAGCTGGCATCACTGCTTGAGCCAATTGATTTTTTAAGCCGGTGTACTGCATTTGAAGTACTTCAGTTTGAGCCTTTAATTCAATGGATTTTTGAATTGCCTCTTCACCAGTAATAATCCCTGCTTCTTCCATAGCAGACTGGTATTCCTTCCAAAGCTTACCGCCATCTTGCAATATCGGAATTAATCCAGTGAGATCCGAGCCCATGCTCTCAAGATAGAAAGACATTTGCTGCTGGTTGACTCCAGCTTCTTCCAGCTTATCTACATAAGTCTGTAAGGCTTCCACACCATCCATCTTGGACATTTCTTCAGCGAGCTTTTTTGCCCCCTCAGCGCCAGACTCCGTTTTAACGGCGATTTGCTCAAAAAAGTCTTTAGCCCCACCAGATCCTACTGATGCAAATTCACCAATCTTTTCATTGAAGTCTTTCATCATGTCTGAGAGTTTTTCTTGTGAAAAACCTAATGTTTGTGCCGCGCCAGATAATCCCTGAAATGACTGTATCGAGGTATTTGCTAAGGCTGAGAATCTCGCAAGTTCAACATTGTTATTAGCCACTTCAATTGCTAATGTTGCTAAGCCTGCAGTAGCTGCTATGGTCCCACCCACTGCCAGTCCTGCAACTGCTCCAGCCGCAACTAATGCACCACCACGCAGAGCTCCTAATTTGGAAGTAATACCATCAAAAGCAGAACCTAATCGTGACCCACTTAAAGCATCTTCAATCTGTTTATTAAACCCGTCTGCAATTGATTTTGAAACTTCATCAAATTGGCGTTTAATGCCCGAAAGATTAAACTTAAAGTTCACACCTTTAGTAGTATTTTCAATCTTCTTGGCGGAATCTGAAACTATTTTTTCTGCATCTTGCATACCTTCCTTTAACTCGGAAGTTTTAGCACCAACATGCACTTCGACACGGTTATTATTTGCCATACACACCTCATAGGCATAAAAAAACCTTGCCGATGCAAGGTAAATTTGAAAAATAAAAAACCCCGTGTGAACGGGGTTATTTTCTAAAGAATATTTATTGAATTACAACTAAGTCAGTTATTCCACAACCTGACGATGCAGCTTGAGAATGTATAAATCCCATATTAAATTGTTTGACTGTTTTAGTTTCACCAGCTTTAACAATCTCATAAATTACTCGGCTATTGCTGTCGATCTTTGTTTTACTATTAGAATAGTGCTCACACTCTACAGTGATATCTTTAATGTCATATTTACTATTATTTTTGATTTTAAAATCAACCAACATGACACTATCAAAACCACCTTTTGACCAATCATAATCAAGTACAGTATTTTTTAATGCATCTTCTTTAGGTGACAATTCTCTATTGCTACTTGATGAAGAAGATCCCTCTCCACCACCAGCAATAATGCCAATAATAAATAGAATAACAAATCCTAGAAAGATCCATTTTAATAAGGAGCGTTTTTTAACTTTTGCTCCACAACTTGGACAATTTTTAGCTTGAGTACTAACTTGTGCCCCACACTCTTTACAATTTGTTAAAGCCATTGATTTATCCTTATAAAGTTTAATCAACAAACTTTAACCAACGCTTACAAATATTGCAAACAGGGCAGCCTTAACCACCCTGCGGAAAATTCGACAAAACTTCCAGCATATCGTCCTCATCATCATCTGATAAGGTGATAGCTGGGTCTGTCTCTTCAATACCCATAAATGCTTCCAAAATACGGCAAAGCCGTTGTATCCCAACATGTGCGGGAGGGTTACTTTGCTGATACGCACTTAACGCTCTTAATCGGGGTAGATCCATTTCATTACGTACATAGTCGTAATCTTTACCCATAGTCAGCACTAAATGCGTGTACAGCTCCTCCCAATTTATTCCCCCGAAGATTCACCTGCCGGTTTACCTGTACCGGTATATTCCAAGCCTGAGGTTTTAGTCACGAGTGATAAGACTTCTTCCATGTTACCCATATCTAATAGCTCATCCGAAACAAATTCACGGGTAATATCCGGGTAATTTCGCTTAAGACAAACATGGGCCATATCAATAATTACTGAAACGGGAACATTATTTGATTTCAATTGTTCTTCAAATCGCTCAAGCGTACCCAATGGAGCTGGAGCAAAAATCCAAGTCTGACCAGCAATTTCTTTACTATTACCACGTGGGTTATCAACTTGCTTAAATTGCATCTGGCATTACTCCGATAAATCGATTTTGAAAACACGGTTAAGATCATCAGCCATAGGCTGGAATTCAAACTCAGGAATATCGTAATCGTCCTGTTTTGAACTGAATCCAAGTTTGTTACTGGTGCAACGGAAGAAATTCATATGCATGAACTTGCCTTTGTAATCACGTTGCAGGTCAACGGCAAACTCTGGCGTATAACCCATATCTAGGTTAGATACAGTGATTGACTTAGCGCCAGCTACCATTGCTGAATAACGGAAGTTAATAAATACCGCTTTACCAGCATCGGCAGCAGCAAATGTATAAGTACCGGTTGCTGCATCTACACTGTATTGCCCTGTTGTTGGCGCTGAAGCTACACGTTTAAGGGGAATTGCTTTCGCATCCGTTACGCCTAGATCCTTTACGAACGTACCGCTATTAGGAACAACCGGAGTAACAGTACCGCCAGCCGGAATCACTTCACCATTAATTGTTTGGGAAACTGTTTCAATTCCACCTTCAGCAACAACTCCACCGAAGAAAATGGAATTTAATAAGGTACCGTTAATACGTCCGAAAGAAGCTTTACATTTAATGGTACCTTTACCACGCGCAGCATCTACAGCAAATTGACCACGACCGAAAAGCTCTTTTAAGTCATAGCTAATATCCACACCAACGGATTGCATCACCCCCACTTCAACTGGTGTGGGATTACTAATCGGTTGCCCGTATACATCTTGAATCGGTGTAGCAAAGATCTTGCCGGCACCAAATAAATATTGAGCCATTTATTTTGACCTCTCTAAAATGACAAAACCGCCATTGAGGCGGTCATAAAATGAATGTTTTGTTAATTGGTTGTAAGGATCCGAATAGGGATAATGGCAATCGCCTGATCATCCAGCATGTTTTCTACTGCTTCATATACTTCTACGGTGCCCTCGATCCAGCAGTGCTCAACCAAACCTCCTAAGGTTTGATACTCACTAAAATCAGGATGGTCTGGTTTAATAGCTTCACGTACACGATCGATGAAAATATTCATCTGTGATGATGGGGGCTTTGCTCTATCAGCCTCATGGATATAGAGATAAACCTCAGCAGCTAGTTCAACTTTTGAATCTAAACCATGTACCGGGACTTCTTGCTGATTGCCTTGTGTAATAAACATGGCTGGGCGCTGTTCTGGTGTTACATGGTTAAAGTGACGTAAACGGCGACTTACCGTAATCAATCCTTCTACCCTTGTGCTTAACCTTTCAAACAACGCCTGATAGATTGCTTCGCTATCCACCTGCTATACCTCGCTCAATTGCTGCATCAATATTTTTCGGCACAATCTTGGCCACGATATCCAGTGAATCACGCATGAACCGCAATTCTCTAAACCGAACATTCCTAGAATGGGCCTTAATATTGACCTGAACAGGTGAAATAGGTCGGCCAAACGCCTGTTTAATTGTCCTTAGGTGTGCTTTAACACCCAAAGCACCATTTAGACCAAACTCATGTGCAGGTGCATAAGGCACCAAAGCACCGCCGGCTCCCACGGTTCCCTCAATGGAATCCTTATCCTCATCCACCTTTGATGAAACGGATCCACGCAAGCGGCCTGACTGAACTTTAAGTCGTTGGCCACTTAACATGTCTTCCTGAACAATCCGCTGTAAGCGCAAAGTAAGAGCGTTAATCGTGCGTCTTATTTCAAACCTAACGCGATTATTCATCTCATCAAAATTGACCTGAGTATCAACACGATAATCGCTCATAGCTTAATTACTCTTTAGCAGATGCTGCAGATTTCTTTGGCTCAACCACTTCAACATAACGCTCAAAACCTAAGGGCTTTAAAATATGGATAATGTCATTATCCGATTCCAAAACGCCGTTTTTGATATGTAGGTTTTGCCCAGCAATAACGAGTTTGGTTGGCTTGTAACCTTCTGGTGCCTGATACTTAAAAGGCATATGATTCTCCTATACAACAAAAACACCAACGCCTAAACGGTTAGGGTTAGTACCTTCATCATCAATTGGAATTGAATTTTTTAACGCAAGATAGCGTTGGCCATACATGCTTAGATCATAGAAAGCTTCTTTCGATGATCGTGAATAACTCACACTTTGGCCCGCAATTGTCATACTTGAGGCAGCACCAAAAGCAGCACCATTGCCGCTTGAGGCACCTACTTTAAGGATATGGGCTGCATACAGACCTACAGCACGCTCCTTTAATGCGCCAAACTCAATTTGAGATACGACCAGATCTGCTTCTTCTAATGCATCCTGAATCTTTGCATCAGGCAAATTAACTAAAGCCGTATCAGTCGAGAATTTCTGGCGAAACGTTTGTACGTCCATATGTCTACCTTATTCCTTAGCCTGAGCTAACTTAGCTTGTAGCTGCTCAAGTGTTTCATCATCACTGAACGTTACTTCAAGCTCTGTTAATTCAGCCTTCACGGCGGCCAAAGCATCTTCATCAGTGGCCTTTTGTTGCTCACCTGCTGCATCGTTTTGTTTGCCACCTTTGCCACCACGACCACCAGTTTTCCCTGCTGCTTTTGGCTCATCATTTGGGATTTCCTGAACTTCAAGTTCACCTTTTTCAACGAGTGATTTAAATGCCTTACCTTTAGATATACGTGTGAGATCCGAAGCACTAACTTGTACTGTTTGGCCCTGACCGACCTGAATTCCATCAAAAGAAAAAGCGGCCTGAGAGCCGCTATAAGTAATTTTTGGCATGTTTAGTTATCCTTATTCAACATCATAGTAGCGGAGAGAATCGACACGTTTTAAATAGACACCTTCATACATATAGTGTCCCGGTGTACGCATCACATAATTGATAGGTTGAGCTGCCAAGAATTCCAGTTCATTACAACGGAAAGTAATACAGCTCGGATCACGGCGGTAAATAATGCTACGGTCAGTACCACCTTCACCTTTACCCTCAAGCATACTTTCTGAAGTGAATGTCAGTGTTTTACCTTGCATTGCAAAGGTGTTCTTTTCCTTAATGTATTCAAGGAAGGTTTTCCCTGCTGAATCGGGAACGATACGGCTTGCTAGAATAGTGAACTTATTCTCAGGCATCACGAAAGTATCTGGTTGAATACTGCCATCGAACTTAGAGGCATTAGAAGCACCTTTAATTGCCTTATTGATATCGGCAAGAATGACCTCTACTGTAGCAGTCGCATAATCTACTGTAGAAGTAATCACCTCAACACCTGTTTGATTATAGAAGCCTAGCAAACCAGTTTCAGGCTCGCCAAACCAAGCGACATCACTCATATGGTTTTCATAGGCCAATCGAGCTGCTGCAACTTTGTCAGTCGTTAACTGAATACCTGCTTTTAAGGCAGCTGCAGCATCAAAAATACTGATTTCATAACCAATAACACCAGGCTGTACAGTGAGTTTTACTTCATCGTAAACAACCTCTGCTAATGGCACGTCATTACCTTGACCTGAGAAGCGCTTACCACGTCCTACACCTCTCTTACGTTGCAAGACACTTGCTGAACCAATGACAGCACCTTCCAAACCTTCAATTGGTAAATACTTGGCATATGCTTGAGCTTCAGCAAGTTGCGGTGTCATTTCATCAATTGATTCAAGCTTTAATAATAACTTGGCAAAGTTATCTAAATTAAAGGCATCTCCTACAGCGATTTGCACCCCATGTGCAACTGCTGATAGACGGATTTTCATTTGTTCTAATTTTTTTGACATTGATTATGCTCCACGTAAACGAAGAATAGCTAATCCATCAGGACCAGTGATGGTTTCCCAAGAGGCATTAGGAAGTTCCGTAGAATCTAATGCTGCAGAAGAAAGTGAACCAAGTGGCGCTTGGGCAGTAGGGTTCGCAGTACGTACATATACCTTCGCATTGATATCGATCACTGGTGCTGAAGGCTTCACCCAGATAGAACCGATTTGCATTACAGGTGCACAGTCCTTAGCTTGATAGGCTTCTTTACCTAAGGCATTTTTTCCAGATTTACCCACGTGCTGAAAAACCACTACACCAAACTTTGTATTGGTTGCGCCAGTTACTGCGCTTACCGTTTTTCCGTCAACAGATTGGACTACCACTTCGCCGTCACTAACTACGCCTGTACCAGCAACTGGCAAAGATAAAATTTCTTCGGGCATGTGCAGGCGAGCACGCATACCCGGAATAGCTTGAGGGGTTAAAGACATTTGCAGTTCTCCAGTTAATTAGAAACTTTGTTTCCAAGCTTCTTTTTTGTTGTTAGGTTTGGGTTCCCCATCTACTGGTTTACCATCACCAGCTTTAACACTTTGCTGCTGGTGAAGAGCATCACCAACAGGATTAGAAGGATGAGTACCCTTCACAGCACAGAGTGCACGGAAAGTTGTGTCGATCTGCTCAGGCTTCGCATCACCTACTGATACGTTACCCATCAAAGCATTTACTAAAGCATCACCAGCTTTTGCAGCAATAACATCACGCTTGATTTGCTCACATGTGCAGCCTTCAGTTTTAACTGTTGGTACCAATGCCTTTGCATCGGCAATCACAGCAGCACGTTCGGCAGCAGCTTGTTCAAGTTTTTCAGGCGTCATCTGGTTCTTTTCCAGATCACCTACTTTTTGCTCAAGAGCAGTTTTTTCGGCATGCAACTGATCTACGACTGCTTGAATTGCTCCAAGCTCATCACCGATTGAAAATTGCTTATCACCAACTTTAAGTTTTGCAGCCTTCATGTTTTCCAGCTGCTCTTGTTGCTGCTTTAATGCATCGGCCAGAGGAGTGTTATCGCCGATGTTAAAACGGATACCGTTTACAATTACTTCCATTGTTTTAATCCCCTTTGGTGGAGTTTGCTGTTTGTCACCGATGCGGCAATCACCACCACAACGGCCATATTTAACTAGCGCCATGTGGTCGCCATTAAAATTGATAAATTTGGCTTGGTATGGCGTGCCATCTGGCGCCGTACCTTGTTCAACGACTAATAGAGCTCCATAGCCAAGCGACATTTCTAATCGTTCATTACTTTGAATTAGGTCAATGCTGATCTTGTCTTTAATGAGCAAATCACCGATCAGGTAATCACCTTCCTGCCGGACGTTTTCACAATAGCCAATGTGATAATCCTTCCAGTTAGATGCGTTAATTTCATTCTTAGGCGGGTGATAGTCAGTGACGTCTACACCGTTAAAACTTTTTATTGTCTCGGGCTTAAAAAGCTCATCCGCTGGCGTATAGACATTGATGATTTGATCGGGTGAGTAACCTTCTAATGATGGGAACTCATAAGCATAGTACTGACGTACTTGAGGTGCTTTAGCTAAGCGAACATTGACGCATTTCAGATACCCCTCTTTGGTAAATGAGCGTGTCGATTCGCTTGGCGCAAAGTCACCAATTTTGAGTTGGTAAATGGTTTTCATAAATTGCGCTCAATAAAAAACCCACCAAATGGTGGGTTTAAATATTTTTTAAATGGTTACTTATCTTTGGCTAGGAGTCTGATCAAAAAAATGACCATCTATAAGTTGACTTAAGTCTATTGAAGTACTAATAACACTCCAATCTATGGTATTAAGAAATAAAACAATCCAAGTTATCATTAAAACAAGCCCGCTTCTGATAGGTACTCGACTAACAGAGTATTTTCTTAGTATCAGCATATTGATTATTGAGTCGATAAAACCCGAATGTTTATTAATCTTGGCTATTACTTTATTACTTTGCTCCTTATGATTTCCTTCATGATCAAGGTCGAAGAGAGAAATAAAATTATCAGCTCCAATGGCACTCTTTAATTGATCTTCAATTTCACTAGTTTTCAGTTCCCACCATTCTTGCCAATATTTAGCGCCTGCTGCTACCCCAATTTGATGCCACGAAATAAATATTCCAGCGAAACAAATTACAAATTCAACAAAGGGTTTGCTAGCTTGATTACTAAAAACCGCAGCAAGTAATACACCTTGAAATAACATAAAAAAATTATTTCTATTAATTAGCTGATGGATTTCAAAATTTCTTGTATCAATTGCTAGTTTGTATACAGCTTTGAGTTCGGAATATTTCTCATTAGTTTCTTTTTTATCTTCAGTCATAATAACTAAACTCTTAATTAACTAAATAAATCATATAGATAATTTTAAATATTACAACTAAATCAAGATATCCTCATAATTAGGCAATGCCGTGCAACGACATCGGATAGGCTGACCGGGATGTCCACCATCTGGAGGTGAATCCCATCTAAATGTCTTGCCCTGTTTATGCTGGTGATCTGGCCGCACACGCTCATCTTTGGCCGTTTGCCATGTGTATGTCTCTACACCCATTGAAAGCTGTCGGGCTTGGTTGATTTGGCCGTTAATCTTGCCCATCTGATCACTAGCAATGAGACGTGCACGGTAATCGGTAGATAATCCTAATTGCTTAATTGCTTTGGCCAACTCTTCATTGGTTTGGCCGGTCTGTAAAGCATTAGTGATTAGCACTTCAAGTTTATCGGCGTATTGCTGTGGAATGGATTTAATCAAACTGACATTTGCCGTAATGTTTAGATCTACCTCGTCTTGAATATCAGCAGCTCGATAGAATGGCGTAAGATCCACACCAATAATTGTTTTGGTGTGCTCTGCAATTTGCTTGTCCACTTCCTTTTGGGTGTCAGTCACAACCTTTGTGGCCAACGGTCGAGAAATCTCAACAACATACTTTGTGAGCTTTTCCCTAAAGGCCGTCATCATGTCCGAGAACCATGCATCTCCGATGTTCTGGCCTACTGTAGGAATAACTAATTCCTTAGTTTGTTCCTGACAATATTTTGAGATAGCCAGTAATTGCCGTGTGTAATAAAGCTCTACACGGCGGTTTACGTGCACGGCTCTCGGCTTAGAAGCTTTACGACCTTTTTTACGTTTCTTCGCCTGCTGGAGGTGGGGTTTCAGGATCTGAATTATCGTTGTCATTAAGCTTCACCATTGTCTCAAGCTCTTTGATATGTTTTTCATCAATCACTGAATAAACACCATCAATAACAAGCTGTTTTGCTATCTGTGGCTCTGTGATGATGCCCATTTCTAAATACTTGGAATCCCGTTCAGCGTTAGCTTTCTCAACTTCAGAGCGGACCTTAGCGTCTAATTGCCATAGAGGATTGAACACAACATCTAAGCTTGGAATCTGACGACCAAATGTGGCTTGAACAATTACTCTTAAAAGCTTCATCATGAATGGCTTTAAGGACCATATTTGCTTAGTTGCAATACTGTCGTAATAGTTCCGTGTGTCATGCTCGCCTGTTGCATTCATCCCTGCAGGTGATTGACCGAATAAAATCGTATATGGCATATCAGCTGCACCAGCAGTTTGAATCGAATACTCACGCATGAGGTCAGGCAGACCGCCAAAGCTATAAGATTTAGAGTCATACTCCTCCTCTTTATCCAAGACGATCATGCCATTCAAGCCCTTAAGCAATCCGACACTAAGAAAACGTTCAGCTACGGATTTCATATCCTCTTTGATCTTATCGACCAAGTTAGGTGTTCTAATCACGTCAATTTTTGATTCATGGACCAGACTAGCAGTGGCTTTCTTTACGGCAGCATGATCAAGTAGATCCTCATAAACTTCCTGTAAGACACTTACAGGCTCTTCATTGACCACATCTGCATGACCAAATTTAATTAAGCGGGTGTGGTGGATCCGTTGGTTAGATTTACCATCAAGCTTTAGCTTGTAAAATTCAGGCTGCTTTAAAACGCCACCTGCCTCCTTAGGCGATAAATATTTACTGGTATCAACGTCAATGTGCTTTTTCTTAAGCACAGTGAAAAACTCTAAACGACCAACGCCTAACTTGTTTAAATCAAACGGTTGATCTAAGTCACCGCCGTCTACAGTCCCTAGAAGCACATAGCAAACGCCATATAAGCGAGAAAGTACCAAACTAGATAAGAGCACCCCATCTAAGTTAAATGCCTTACACGCCTCTTTAAGCTTCAATAAATCGTTATCTTGAATCCCTTCAAAAAACCATCCAGCTCGGAGCATGTCACTTGCTGGACGGTTGACGATTCGCTTAGCTAACCAGTGTTGATACACAGCTTCTAATTGCTCATCAGGAATTACTTTCTTAACGAAAGAACCGTGTGAAGCTTTGTCACGTTCGGTACCAATATTTGAGACAAAGTTTGTATACGCCCCTGCATCGCCAATTGCATCGGGCTTTTTAGTTTCAGCCATAATTTCCTCTAATCAAATACAGTTGGCTTTTTGGCTAATGAATCATTAATTGCATCAATAGTCGGATCCCACTGGTCGTCATGGTCATGTGACCAATCAGCAGTAAGGCCTTCAATCTCTTCAATGTAGTTTAATAGCCACGGTGCATTAGCTGGTAACCAGACACGGCGTTCTTCAACATAAAGAATGACGTCCATTGTCCTTGAGAGTTTGTCAGTACTTCGCTGAATCGCACGTATTGGTAAAGTGGTCTGCTTAGATATGGACTGAATTAAACCGGTACCACTCGCCTTATCCTCTACGGCCATATAACGAAGCTTGCCAATCTTTGTGTTACTGTCCTTGTGTTTATTGATAAAAGCTTTAGCTTCTTTCAATAGCTCTGGTGCTTCCCATTTGCCACGCTTCACGTCAATGATGTAAAGGTTATTGTCATAGCCAAGACCAGCACATAAGAACACTGAGAAGTCGTTATGTTCTTTTGTCTTTTGCGCCGTATCTGCCCAAATCGCACGCCATTTAAGAACAGGTAATTCAACATAACGGCCAAACCATTCAGCCTTAACCAGATCACCACCCAGCTTTTTAGGGGCCTGCTGGTATTGGCTTGCAAATGTATAACGGGATACCGTAGCGCCGTCTTTATCCTGTCCGCCTTGTTCGAGTTGCAATAGCGATTGCAATGATTCTTTTAATGGCCAATAACTTTGACGGCCTTTCGCATCTCGCTCAACATCACGTGGAATTTTTCTCTGTATTTTTTCAGGCAACTTACTGATGTACTCATCATCGATAAGTGCGGGAATACTGATCTGCTCCCACTCACCAGGTACATTACCCGTCATCACGAAGTTAGTCGGATCCTCAACGTGCAAACGCTGCATGATGAGAATAATTGGCGTGTCAGATTTAGCTTTACGCGAGTTGACAGTATTTAATATCTTACGGTTAGCTTTCCGTCTAGCTGTTTGGCTAAATGCATCCTCAGGCTTTAATGGGTCATCGAGAATAATCGCACCGGTAAAGCCCTCATTGGCTAATGTACCAGCACGGCGACCGGTGACCTGCCCGCCCATAGAGGCAGAATAAACATGACCAGCATCATAGCCATCAACGGTGGTTTTCCAGCTCGACTTAGCATCCGTACTGGTAGAAATCTTTACAGGCCATAAGTTCTGAAAGTCTTCCGACTTAACAATATTTCTAGCTGTAGCTGATACATCCTCTACAAGTGATTGCGAGAAAGACAAATACAGAAACCGCGAACGAGGATTACGTGCTATACCACGAGCAATAAGGTTTGTAAGTAATTCAGTTTTACCGCTTCCGGGTGGAACGTTAATAACTAGGTTTTTAACCTTGCCAGCTATTACCTCGTCAATCTTGTCGGCAATATATTCATGATGCCAATTGACCGAAAACTTAAAGCCCATGCGAGGCAAGAAAAATGCTCGTGTGAAAAATAAATGTTCTTTCTCACATTTGATCCGCTTAGCTTTGGTTTTAACAGGATCAATATTCGTTCTCGAGTTCATCTATCGCCTGCCTTACCTGCTCATCGGTAGCAGTCACATAGGTAATGTTTTCGCTTTGTAATGGACCGCCGCCAGCGCCTGTAATTTCAGTCTTATTCGTGTACTTGCCGCCTATGTCCTCAGCAGCTTGCTTAAGAATGCTTAAAGCTGCTACACGGTTTCTACTGTGCTTTTGATATTGGCTTTCATATCGCTGTAAACGCACCGCTAAGTTTGCAATTGGGATTGCCTCAGGCTTACCCAAAAACATTTCGCGAGTCTTTTCAAAATCTTTTCTTAATTCTTCGCTCAGGTTCTCGCCTGCCCGTTTGGTCGGGTCGTATTTCTCACACTGCTGTTTAGTAACTTTTATCCCGTATTCTTGGTTGACGAGCTCAGCAGTTTCTGTGGGTGTATTAAATACGGCAAGTGAGCGAACTATAAAGAGTTTTACCTCCTTTTTTAGAGCCGCCATATCCTCAATCCTGTCAACCTACGTCAACCTAAATAGCCAAAAAAAAGAGCCTCAAGGCTCAGGTAATTACGCAGTTTCCACAACATTTCGAAATATCTAAATCAGAAACAAACGGCGGGTTTTTAGCGACTTCAATAAGCCGCTTAACGTTTTCATTTGCACCCCAGCGTTTAACAACACCGATAAACTCTTCCACATCGTGACCAGCTAAATAATGCTTTGGTAATCCAGTATGATCACTGTAAATAATCTCACCGTCCGAGTCTCGTTCTACACCAATGTGATAAAGCTCATGTTCAAGCAAAGCACAGAACTCGCTATCGTTTGCCTTTTCACAAAAGCTTGCATCGATGGTGATTAAGTAAACTGGAACGAATCCGAACCAGTCTCGCATTTGCTGCTCTTGTCGGGCTTTCTTCCAGCCGCCTTGTTGAAACATAACCTTTTCACATTGGCCGAGCACCATACGCTTAGCTCTGGTATAAGCAGAAGAAGCCCATGCGAAAGCCAAGAAACCCTCATTGTCATGAAGCATCTCAGCGATATGGTCGTGATCTGGATTATGCAAAGGACCACCAATAGTTAAAAAATTTGCAATTACCCAATTCATTAAATCAGGGGCTGGCGCTAATCGAATTGCTTCTTCTTCATCCGCTTTATCAATTAATTCCTGTGGTGGAAATGGTCTGATCTGCTCCATCTTCAATTCTCGCTAATTCGTCTTTAATCCAGTTAATGACATATCCCGACAAAATAGAATCTGGATGAAAGCGCTCTATTTTATAACCCATCTCTTCAGCTTGATCATATCGATCAAGACTCCATGCTTTATTTGACAGCTTTCCACCACGCCCACCAGACCAGGGCCCACCCTCAATTTCAATGAGCAAACGCAATTTCACTATATGAAAATCAAAGCGCCAGTGTTTGGTATGGATCGGCTGAAACTTACTTTCAAATCCAATCGCCAAATCCTCAAGCTCTTCCTTAAGTGTTGCCTCAGCCTCGAGATATTTTTGCTTCGCTTTAGGTAGCGGTCTGGATTTAGGCTTGGTTTTAGGTTCTTTTTTCCGAGTAAGCCAAAAGTATTCTGTAGAATCCATTATTCTCACCCATAAAAAAACCGCCCTAAGGCGGTGGCTAAACTCACAGGCAATATAGTATTACTTCTTAAAAGTTGCCTTATAAAGCTTTGAATTAAAGTAATCCGTAATTTCTTTACCTTCGTTTTGAATTTTTTCCTCATTTAAGGGTAAAAAATCTAATTCAGATTTGAAGCTCATATACTCTGGAATAAATTTCTTTATAGGCGGAGGTGGTTTAGGTCCACCTTCTGTAATTTTTTCGATAAATCCAGCTAACCATAAAATATACTCACCTTCTGAATTATGAGGAGGAATCAAACTCACATCTATTTTTACTTTACATTCATCTAATGGTTTACTAAACAATTCAACAAAATCAATAAAATTATATTTTAATTTAAATTTTGTTCCCTTAATTTCTCTGCGTATACATGTCATAAGTAAGTTCATATTTTCAATACAGTCATGTGAAAACAATTCCTCATCTTTAATTTTGTTATAAATATTTTCCGCAAACATGAGATACTGGGCAGAGTAAAACTTGAAGTGCGACATAAACCACCTAATTAATTTAAAGGGTTTATGGAGTATATAAAATTGTCATACCATCATCTTAACTTTGAAGATCGTACTGCATTAATGCTTGAGTCAAGAAAAGAAGGCTTTTCAGCCAGAAAATTTGCTGAACTCATTAAAAGACATCCTAGTACGATCTATCGTGAGCTTAAAAGAAATAGCATCAATGACGTTTATCAAGCTCGATATGCTTCTGATAACACCTTCGCTAGACGTAGACGTGGTCACAGAAAACTCAAAATCGATTCAATCCTCTGGAAATTTATTGTTGAAGCGATCCGTTGTTTATGGTCTCCTCAGCAAATAGCAAAGCGTTTAAAGACATTTCCTGATTTGGATCAAACAATGAATGTAAGCCATACAACGATTTATTCAACGATACGAGCATTACCAAAGGGTGAGTTGAAAAAAGACTTATTATCCTGTCTGCGTCATGAAAATAAAAAGCGAAAAGCTAACGGTGAACCTAAAAAAGATTCTATATTACAGGATATTAAAACTATTCATGAGCGCCCAGCCGAAGTTCAAGAAAGAAAAATACCGGGTCATTGGGAAGCTGATTTAATTAAAGGTAAAGACAATAAAAGTTCGATAGCAACACTTATTGAACGAAATACACGGCTCTGTATCTTGGCAACATTACCTGATGCAAAGGCAGAATCAGTGCGCAAGGCTTTAACTGAAGCTCTGAAATATTTACCTGCAGAACTGCGTAAAACGTTGACCTATGACCGTGGACGCGAGATGGCAGAACATAAAATACTTGAAGAAGATTTAGGCATAGATGTATATTTCTGTGACCCACATTCACCCTGGCAAAAAGGCACATGCGAAAATATGAATGGTTTAATTAGGCAATATTTACCTAAAGGGATTGATTTAAATCAGGCAGATCAGCATTATTTAAATCAAGTTGCCATGTCACTGAATACTCGTCCTAGAAAAGCGTTAGATTGGCTTACACCATTAGAGAAATTTGCTCAGCTTGTTGATTATCATAAGACTTTTCAAACTGTCGCACCTCATGTTTGAATTCGCCCTGTGTCATTTCAGCAGCTCCTCATTTTTATAAAGTATTTTTCTTAAGGTAGTCCTATTATAACAATGTTGCAACAAGAAATTTTCCATTTTTAGTTTAAGAAAATTTTAAAAATTATAAAAACGATTATATTCAATAAATTAGTACAAATAAAAGCTATGGAAGTTTGATCTTTCTATTGAGCTTTAAAATGGATTATTGTGTTTAAATCATCAATTTAAAAAGCTTGCCTAGTAGGCAAGCTCCCCCTTTTTTTGATATTTGCGCTGATCAATAAGGTTTAGTGTTACTTAAAGCAACACACTGATAATACTGAAATATTTAAAAATAAAAAAGCCCACTTCCTATTTTTATTCAGAAATGGGCTTAGCGAAAAAAACGCTTAAACCTGAAATAGGAAATATCTATTCGGAAATATTTCCAACTTCATATTGGCATAATATTTAAGCACTAGCAATAGGTAATACTTAATAAGGTCTTATGTGTAGTAACCATTAGGCTCTAGAGAGTAAGAACTCAAACTGACTAAAAATAAAAAATAATTAATTTTCAATATTAATGATCATATACTGCAAAGTTATGTATATTCCAACTTCTCCATTGTTGAGTGCCTCATATAAGTCTTCATCAACGAAATCTCCAGATTCATCATATAGCCATTTATGAATTTGAATAATTTGTATATTCCCTTTTTTGTCTATTCTTGCTATTGGGTCTATTACGGACCGAACTATCACTTTCTTCTTCGTCTTAACATCGAGCAATGTGATAATTGTCATTTTAAAATCCTTATAAATATCCTGTATAACAACTACTCTCAATCAATAAAGATTTTTATATTTAAATTACTTAAATAGCAATCTTTTCAATCTAAAAAATAAATAAAAAACACTTCAATAGTATGTGCCTATTAGAAAAGATACCTTAAATATTCTACTAGCAATAAAAAACCGCTTTAAGGGCGGTTCATCTAAAATTCACAGGTACTTAATGAAGTTTTTTTTTCTGTCTTTGCATCTTTCTGGGCTCACAAATTTTTCCAATAAAGTTAGTTAACCACAAAATACTTTCTTCACGATCTTCAAAATGAGGTATAAGGCTTAAATCTACTTTTATTTTGCGATCAGCTAAAGGCAAACTTAAACAATATTCAAAGTCTATTGAGCTGTACTTCAATTTGAGTTTTTTTTCTGCAGCTTGATTCTTTATCTCAGCCATTATGCGATTTAGATTAACAATCAAATTATTTGAAATTTTATTATTTTCATATACCCGTTCGTAAACTGTCTCAGCTACATCAATGTAATTTATTAGCTCTACATTCTTATTCATGACATTTGTACTCCGTTTTTTATAATTATCCGTCTAAAATAATGTTTATTTGAGTTACTAAATTCATCACGTACGTAAATATTGTTAAAGTTTTATCACTTATTTTTAATTTAAATATTTGAATTTATTTAATAATTTTATAATTTACTAATATTTATATACATCTTTGTTCTTAACACCCCTTTTTTTCTATCACTTGCCCATTGAGTTCACCACCCACACAGATATTCATTTTTACCAGCCTGGACTATATAGCAAAAAATAAAAAAAATCCGTACCTTGGGGAAAGTACGGACTAAGCTTTTCAACTGAAAAACACTATAATGGAAATAGACATCATATAGTAAGTTTAATATACGATAAATTTCATGTTTTTTCAAATCCTAATTAAAAGCCCACGATTAAGTGAGCTTTTAAAACAAATTGGTGCAACGCTTATAACTTTGTCCACTATATCAAAAATATGCCATAAAGCGTCTAGACAGTCAACAAGTCTAAATTATGCTTTTCTACTAATTGAGAAGCTTTTAAACGTTCAACGATTTTAATCATTAGATCATTGGCAGTTATAACGTCGATTCCTTCAAATGCTTTTAGTGTTAATTGCAATTTATTATTAATTACATTTGTAATTATTGATATTTTACCAAAATAATCAGGGTAGTATTTCAAAGTTTCATTAACTTTCTCCCGACTAACGCCTTCATATAGTTTTACAGTGTATGTTTTCATTTGAACCTCCATTTTGTCTTAATCTTTTATCATGACCTAATAAATAAAATCTAGCGCAACTCACCATAATTGCGACCTGAGCTTTAGATTGGTTTGTTTCTTGAGCAACCTTCAACAATCCTTTATTTTCAACCTTATTTTTAATTAAACAAATTAATGCAAACTTAGTTGTAAAATCTGTTTTATCAGAATTTAATAGACTTCGTAAAAGTGCTTGAATTTGATCCGCCTCATAATCACTGATCTCACATCGAATATAAGATTTACTTTTTTGTACTTCTTTACCAGCTTCACGCATCAACCAGTAAATTTGATTGATATGAAGCCCATCTGGCAAATCACCCCCTTTCATTCTAACTGTTTCACACCATGCGCCAAACTGCTCTAACCAACCGTCAATAGTATATTTAGACCAATCCATTTGTTGTGTTTTTAAAACTGCACTCATTTTTCACCCACCAATTGCTCAATTTGTTTAATCGCCACGCCTGCTTTAACTTGCTCTGTGCTGAACCGTAAAACCGTAAAACCCATCATTGCTGCGGAGTTGTATTTCTCCATATCCCCTAAATAGCCCTTACCTCTTGTGTGACGGCCTCCACTCCAGATCCCGCCTTCCACCTCAATCAAAATCTTTGTACCCGTTATTAAAAAATCTGCTCTCCATTTACGTTCAGGATGGAATTTATATTCCTGTTCAAAACTGATCTTGCATGCTTTTAAATGTGTTGCCAGAACCATTTCACCCACACTTGGTTGTCTGGCAATTTGCTTTGCTGAACGCCGCTTTTTATTTTTCTTAATAGGAAATAACTTACGGTATTCAGCAATGCTGACTGATGACATCAAGCACCACCTTTCAGCAAATGGTTCAATTGATTAGCAAAGCAGTTATAAACTCGCGCTTTATCCTGATCACCTAAAAGGCTGGATGAATGAGCATCTTGTTTATACTTCTGAGCCAGTTTTTCAATTGACTCACTTAGTTCAACCAGAGTGCTTTGCTTTTTACCGCTGAGTGGTTCAATTGAGCGTGATACGTGGTCAGCCATTTCTTTTTCCATCTGATCGAAGTAACTTTGACGTGCTAAATCTCTCGACTTGATTAGCTCTGGTGAAATAAGCTTTTCCATTTCACGGCGTTGCGCTTCAATCCATCTACTGTCCATTTTTTGCGCCCTCCGCATTAAACTTCTTCGCTTGGTCAAGTGCCTTCTCTAATTGAAGTAACTCGTTGTAATCAGTATTAGATAGCCCACTGCGGTTATATTTGCCTCGTAATTTTTCACAAAGAGTCTTAACTTCTGCAAAACCGCCGTAAGAATTTATTAACTCTTCAACTGCACAGTGTTGGCATTTACTCATGGCGATATCCTTTCTCATCTAGCTCTTTACGCGCCAACCACCACAAAACCACCGCACCGCAAAGTACTGCTGTTACACACGAAATGAGTAAGCCACAGCTTAAAATCTCGAATTTAGTCATGATCCTGCCCCACCAAAACGCAAGTCATCCCAGTCACATTCAACTACTGTCAAACCGTCATGTTGAAACCGAGACCATAAACGGTCCCCTAAGTTTTCCTTCAAACCTTGCGCCTTTTCTGTAGACTTAAGCGTCATGTTGGAAATTAAAACTGTCGGCTTTTTTTCGTCATAACGTGCATATAAAACTTTATGAACGAGCTGCAATCGACTCTCGTGTTGGTCGTGCAAACCATATTCATCCAATATCAATAAATCACAGTCCGTGAAGCGAAAAATTGCATTTGCTTCATTGTCATCTGGCTTTGTCCATGCAGTCGCAATTTCATTTGCCATGTCTTCTGAGGTGACGTAACGAACATAACTACGCTTGTCTAAAACGTTACGAGCAATAGCACATGCAAGATGGGTTTTGCCTGTTCCTGTACGCCCAACCATAATCAGATTGCGCTTCTTCCCTGAATTAAAATCTTGAACAAATTTATGGCAAGCAGCTTTAGCTTCTTTCTGCGGATCAATACTCACCACATAATTTTTAAATCCGCTTTCCTTGTGGCGCTCAGGAAGTTTTGCTCCGGCAAAATGTTTCTCGCGTACCATAAGGTTGACTTGGTGTGCGTGTTCAATTTGTGATTTCACATACGCTTCATTTGCACATGTTTGGCAAACTGGACGACCAATTAATAAAACCATTAACTCATTGTGTTTAGGGCAAAACTGATTAGTTTGTACCAGCTCAGTTTTGAATTGTTTGCTCAATGCATTCATAGCATCTCCCCTACATCGATATCATCTGTGGCTGGTGCATACTGTTTTGAATCACCCCAAGCACTGTTTACGTCTCTTGCTGGTGCAGTTTTCATTGGTGAGTTTTGTTTTTTAGGTCTTATCGACTTTGTGAATTCCTGAATTAACCAAGTTGCAAACTTTCGAGTTCGTTGGTTTTCAGTGAGATCAATTTTGTTTTCCCAGTGAGCATTGAAGTTGCCAAGATGAAATTCATAATTTGGCATTTCTAAAACCTGCTCTGCTTGTGCACCCACTTGTGAAGTCCTAAGCACATTCAGCAAAAGTTCACGATTTGGTTTCCAAGATTCTTCTTTCGCTGAAAAATTTTCAGCCGCGTTTTGTGTGTGAGTATTTTCTTGTTCTTGCTCCTGTTCCTGCTCCTGTTCCTGTTCCTGGCTTCGAAGGGGCTTTGAAGGGGCTTGTAAGGGGCTATCTATTTTGGCGTTTTCGCCACGCTTTTGAGTCATACAAAATGCTTGTGCATATTTATCGAAAAAGCTTGATAAATAAGGGCTTGACGGCAATGAGTCATACTCTTTTTGCACGTTCTTACAGCGGTTATCGGCTGGCTTTAATGACTCAGCTACTTGAAAACGTGCCATCTCGTGCACCCAGACTGTCTCCGTGGCTTCGTCATAGCTACAAAACCCCGCTTCACAGGCTCTTTGAAGCCCCTTAGAAGCCCCTTCAAAGCCCAAGCCAGTTTCATGAGCAATATATAGAAGGGGTATGTAATACAAGCCAAGCATGTTCGCGTGAGGGCTTGTCATTAAATACATAGCGACAATTAAGCCTTCTGGTGTTTGACGAAGTTTTTTTCCCGTAGTTCCCGTCCAGAAATGTGGTGAGACTTTCCCATAGTCACGCATGGTTATTTATCTCCTTTGAAGGGGGTTCGAAGGGGCTTTGAAGGGGTGATAATAATCATTACTTACCCCTTCCAAGCTTCACTAATCCGCGCATTTCCAACTGACGAATAATTCTTGGAGGAATAAATTCGTTGTTGATTTTGTAGCGAATACGAGACTTTTCTTTCACCTGAATTAGTTTGTGCCCATCCTCCATGAGACGGCGAACTGCTATAGCCTGCCCCCCCATATGGGTTAATTCTTCAAGTTGATAAAATCTTTCCTGAGCCTCAATTGCGGCATTCATAACTGAAAGTGGCATAGCTGCTAATTCTTTAGCCGAATAGATCTTTACTGGTTGTTCCAGTGGAATTACCACCTCTAGCGGTGTGGTGGAAACGGAAATATCCTGTTTTCTTCTTGCTGCATATCTCACTTTTCACCACCCTTTGGCTTAACATAGCCTCCAAAAGAATCAACCAAACACGCCTTGGTTAAGCTGGTTACAATCTGCTGTGCTAACCACTGCGTTATGCGAAATTGACGAGCCATAGCCTCTGAAAATTCAACTTTGGTTACCGCCGCATTATTTTCGTCATAACCTTTGTTACGTAAATTTTGCTTTTTCACCTCAAATAGGTGCCCAAGCACTCGCAATGCAGGCTCGTAAAAAGATTGGATTTCACTTTGCTGACGAGAATCTTTGATTTGCTGTGTAAAGCTGTTCATGACACCTCCGCTAATGCTTGCTCAGCGCTTGTTAGTCGGCGTTTGGCGTTAAATTCAGCAACTGTTGCTGTGCGGATTTCTTTTGATGAAACCAGAATCAAATGATTCTCCGATTTGATAGTCCACAACCTAGTCAAAGTTTTATTTTTAACTTCAAACAAATCATTTGATTTGAAAGTACGGCACTCTTTAGTAAGTACTACAACGTCACCTATTAAAAAATCTGGTGAGTTGAGTTCGATTGGTTGTTCTGATAAATTGTTTGTGTTCATTTGATCCACCTCAATTGAATGCCTAACCACTCCTGTTTCCGCAGGTAGTGGTTTTTTAATATCCGAGTTTTTCCTTTTGACAGCTGATTTCGTCATGAAATAAGTCATCCACTGTTTCTATTCGGTTCATCCAGCTTTTAGACATGACTAAAAGTGCAGCAACACGTTCTTTATCAATGCTCTGATAATCTTTAGGAACGACTTTTAAACCAAGCAAGCTCAATAGCTCGCAAAACATTTCAATTTCATTCAAACCATTGTTTTTCTTATCTGTTTTAAGTCGAGTTATAGTGCTTGGATCAACTTTTAATTGTTCAGCAATCTCTTTTTGATTGCTTATATCAAGACCATGCAATATGCGGGATACGCCATTTCTGGCGCTTGCAGATATATCAACTGATAATTTGCTCATGGTTAGTTCCTAAACGGTTAATACTTCAAGGTCTGCTTTAAGCTTCCCTTTGGTTTTGACCTGTAAAAATGCTTGAGTTCTAGCTGGTATTCCATTGTTCTCCCACTTCCATAAAGTCACTGTCGAATAACCAGTTTTTTTAGAAAGCTCTTTTTTATTTTTACAATCGTGATAATTCATTAGGTCACTAATATTCATGGTTTCACCAAGTTAACTATAGTTAATATTTGAAATTTACCACTTGTTAACCATAGTTTCAATACAGTGTATTAACATTAGTTAATATTTTTGGGAATATTGTTATGTCCTTGCACCATCGTATTAAACAGAAATTGGATGAGAAAAAGCTAAAAGCTGCCGATCTTGCTCGAGCAACTAAAAAATCCCCAGTCGCTGCTAAAAAATGGCTTGATGGTGTAAGTATTCCAACTGCTGATAATTTAAAAGTTATAGCGAAATTTTTAGACGTTTCTGATGATTGGTTGTTATATGGTGGTAAAGAAGAACCAAAAATTGACAATAATGTTTCTAGAAAAGCAGCAACTTTAGCTCCAGTTCTTTCATGGGTTCAAGCTGGAACTTTCACCAATGTGCAATCAGTTGATCTATCAATGGTTGAAGAGTGGCTCCCTTTACCTGATGAATGCACTAATTGTTTTTATTTAAAAGTTCAAGGCGTTAGTAATCAACCTGACTTTCTAGAGGGTGATTACATTCTTGTTGACCCAGATGTTTACTACAGTGACATGCAATCTGGCGATATGGTTGTGGTTCGAAGATTTGAAGATGCAACTTTTAAAAAACTTGTTATCGAGACAGATGGATCTCGTTATCTACAGGCTCTTAATCCTAAATTTGAACCAAATATCATTCCTTTAGATGAGCATTGTTATTTTGTAGGTCAAGTGGTTGACTGCATGCGATATACATACAGAGCAAAAAGAAGGTCACGACCAAGTTGATAATAAGTTATTGATCCTAATCCATACTTTATAAATATTCTGGAAATAATACTTGGAGGGGTAAAATGAATCGAATTTTACAATATTTACCATTTAGCAACTATAGAAAATATCTTAGGCCAGCTGTTGATGGACGTATGGGACTAATGACTCATGTTGCCGAACTTACATGGTCTGATGGAGTCCAACGAGAATCCTATGTAAAATTTTATGGTGAAAATAAGAAACGAGCTCTACTAAATGAGGCTATTGGGTATCTTTTAATAAAGGGATTAGGCTTACCTCAGCCTGAATTAGCAGGCTTTCTTGAATTTAATATATCTGAAGAATCTACTCCAGAAATCTGGGCTCAGGTATCAGAGGTCGATAAATACAGAGGGGTTACTTATGCCTGGGTCTGCACTAATACTAATGGTATCAATAGAAGACTAGAATTAGATCAAGCGCAATCTCCTGAGATTAAAGAATATTTAACTGCACATATTATCGATTCACTAAAAAATTGGGAAAAACTCCCCCATTTAATTATGTGTGATGATTGGCTAGCAAATGATGACCGTAATCTCGGCAATCTATTAGAACTTCCAAATCGAACATTTACATTAATTGACCATGGTGGAATTCTCTACGGTGATAATTGGTCACCATGGGACATTATGAGAAATGCACTAATTAATGGTCAATTTCAAAGAATGTATATGAATATTCTTAAACAGAGATTTAGTGGTTTATTTTGGAAAGAAAGTTTATTAGATGAATTAGAAAAAGCAAAAATTGAACACTCTGCAGCATTTGATTCTGTAAAAGAAGAAATTCAACAATTAATTAGTGAATTCCTTGAAGATGAAAAAATTAATGTTGGAATTCCACCAAATCCTATACAAAATGTTAGTAATATTTTGCAGGACTTCATTGCCCAGAATGCTGTACAAGTTGGAAATATTGAAGCAAAATGCGATATATGGCTTTCTGCATCTCATAGCAATGTTGCTTAAAGGGTAACATTATGAATTTTAAAAAATTTGAAGAAAAATTTGTACAAAACCTGAATACTCAAGAGCTTATCCAAGCCTCATGGTCTCAAGTTAGATTTACCCCAGATTTAGTTACTAATGAGCAATTGGCAATAGGGGTTTTAATTAATTTTGATGGAATTGTTCACACAAAATTTATTGAAGACTTCTCAAGAGTTGAATGTGCTTATGGTAGTGAAATAGTTGGCTATATCAAATCATGTATTGAATTGTTTGAAGACTTTCTTCACAGTAATCATGACTCTACATTTTCCTCTCAGCTAATATTAGAAAAACGGGGACTTGTTCAAGGAGAATCGATTAATAATCTTCTTGATGAACTTCTTGAAAGAGCGGCTCCCCTTTCACTACCACACTCAACAAAAAGTAAATTTAAAAAGCAATTTCATACTATCAAGACAGTTAAATTCCATTCTGAAGTAAAAAGTTATGTCAAACAGAAACTAGGTGAAATATATAAAGAAATTTTTACAGAAAATGAAACCATTTTAGTAGGAAATCCATCGATCGGTTATAGAAGACTTCCTGTAGCAGTTAATATTGAAAAAAATAATAAAATTGGCGATCTAGTATCAACAGTTTACGCTACACCAGAAACTGTCGAAATAAACTGTTTAAAAGCTTTAGAAAATCTTAGAATAGTAAAAAAATATACTAAAGATAACAGTGATTTCAGACTATTTATGTTGTCTCCAAATGACGATAACATGGAGCTCATGACTAGATCAGAAAAAGCTAAGCACCAAGATATCATAGGAAAATTCAAATGGGGCTTGCGTTCAGAAGGAATCGACCTTATAGAAGAATCTTCTATTAATAAAGTTTCTGAAGAATTAATAGATTGGTCTGGTATTAATAATCAATATAATTTGGTTGAAGTTTAATTTTTCTGAATTTATAAAACCCACCGCTAAGGTGGGTTTTCTTTTAATCAAAAAAACAAATTAAAGCCAACTAAATAATTAACCAAAGTTAATTTTATTGTTGACTAAATAATTAACCATAGTTAATATAAATCTCGTAGATAACAAAAAAGCACACCGACTCTTCTACCTTCCGATGTGCTTTTGCAAACTGCGAGATCAATTATGAACGTAAAAGCTAACTCATTCAACTCCTTTGCATTTGTCAGCATGGCTGCTCTTGCAATCTCTGGTGGTTCTTTAGTTGCTTGCCAATTGCAGCCAGCTTTCCAAGCAAAAGAAGCCCCTTCTCTATTTACCCCTAAGACTCAACCAAGTACTTACGGGGTTTTAACCGCAAAAATCACAGGTAAACATTCTGGCGTTGCTGTAATTAAATTAGATAGCTTCCGTTTAAACGTTAGCTTTGATTTTGAAGCTCATCCAGACAGCTACGGCGTTCCGGGTTCTGAATTCACTGCTGTTGAAATTACTCAACTCACAGTAAATGAAATTACTGATGTTAATGGTAAGTCATATAACGATTTCACCGAATTTGAAGACATCCGAAACATCAATGGCCTTCTAAAAGGCTTCATCGAACGTAACAAGTTGGTGGAGGCTGAACATGTCTAATTTCAAAAAGCACCCTGACGGCTACAAGTCTTATTTGGGCCGTGATGATAAAGGTCTTTATTCCGTACGTATTAAGTGGGCTATCTATGCTGCAAACGCTAACGGCTCAGTACTTTACGAAATTAAAGATGGCGTTAAAAAGCCACTTAATGTTGAGCAATTTAAAGCTAAGGAACCAAAGATTTTCGCTTCTCTTATGCAAGTAATCGACTTCCAACGCAGAAAGCAGCTCGCTATAAAACTGCGTGAAACAAACATTCCTACTTATGACCGCAAAGCTTATAAAACTAAGCGCGGCTTCACTGGCTCAAGATAAGGATAATAAAATGGCTCTACCGATTATTACTGCTGACCAAACTTTATTGGTTCAAGCAATTATTGTGTACCTATACGCGGATCCGGGTTTAGGTAAATCATCAATGGGCTTTACTGCGGAAAAAGCAATTTCTTTTGACTTTGACCGTGGTGCTCACCGTACTGGTGAATTACGTCGTGGTGCGGTTGTACAGGTTCAACAATGGAGTGATGTTGCAAACCTTACTCCGCAGGACTTAGCACCATATAAAACCGTAGTCATTGATACCGTGGGTGCAATGCTTGAATGCATTAAAACCCACCTGTTACTAACGGCAAATAACCGTCAAAAAGATGGCTCTTTAAAGTTAAAAGCCCAAGGATTAGCAAACCAAACTTTTAAGCAATACATCAATACTTTGATCAGTTTAGGTAAAGATGTTGTTTTCATTGCACACGCATCAGAAGATCAAAACGGTGATCAAATTATTTACCGACCAGATCTAGGTGGTAAAAACCGTAACGAACTTTACCGTATCGCAGATGTCATGGGTTATCTAACAACTGTTACCACAGGTGAAGGTAAAAATGCCCGCGTTATTAATTTCAAACCCTCACCTACACATCATGCGAAAAACTCAGGTGCACTAGGCGGTGAAACTGGTGAAGTGTGGGTACCTGATCTTAAAGCACACCCTACTTTCTTGGCTGACCTGATTACTCAAGCTAAAGATCACATTAACACCTTAACGCCTGCACAACTTGCAGCAGCTAAAGCCCAAGAAGAGCTAGAAAACTGGAAACAAAGCTGTGAGGAAGCAGAGCATGCAGGTGACCTTAATCAATTAACTGAGTCGCTTGATAAAGAACATATGTATTACCAGAACATGCGCCAAGCAATGTTAATGAGGGCTAAAGCATTGAATTGCACGTTTGATAAGCAACGTGGCACTTGGATTAGTCCACCTGAATTTAACGGTATCTCAGATCAACAAAGAGATGAACTTCAAAACTTCATAGCTGAACGCGGCCTAGACGTGAAAACAGTTTGTGAACACTTCGGCATAGATGCCCTTATTCAAATTGAAGCAGCAAAACTTAAGGCAGTTAAACAAGACATTGAAACATTAGCTAAAACGGGGATGACAGCATGAAAATTCTAAATAAAGTTGAAGCCAAACTTGCTTGGGCCAACGGTGAATTACTTTTAGTAAATAATACTGAGCGTAATGGCTGGGAACCATTTAACCCTTATGACTTTGGCTTTGATGTTTTTGATAAATTCGAATTTCAATTAAAGCCTAGAACTATTTTTATTGGTGAATTTGAGGTACCAGAACCATTAAAAGAAGCGCCAGCTAAAGGTTCTACTTGCTCTTACCCAAGTCCAACTGTTGAATTAGGTGTGCAGCAGTTTAAGTGGAATGGTTCAAAAGGACAATTACGCATGCTTCAGCATGGCCAAGTCCACTCAAGTTTTGATAATGCTTTTGCTCATTGCTGCGCCATTATCAAAGTAAGTGGAGGTGAGTTTGCTGAAGATATGCTCAAACTTCTGAACAAGCCAACTGATGAAGTTGAAGAAGAAAAGCCTTTAGAAAATGAAGTTGAGAAATCACCTCAGGTTAATACTGAAAAAACAGTAATTGAAGAGCCTACTAAAGATTTAAAAGAGGATCTCGATAGTGCAATTGTTGTTACTGAGGGGTCTTATGTTTCATCATCCGAGGATCTATTAGTTCCAGAAACTAACGAGCCTAAAGTAGATCCAGAATATCAGCAAACCCTAGATACTCTTCTACAGCGTGTAAAAGAGTCAAAAACACCTGCAGAAGTAAATGCGGTTTATCGTTATACCCGCACATGGGATGACGAACAAATGAAGCCTATCCTTCTCGCCACTCACAAACGTCTTGAAGAGCTAGAAAAAGAACAGGCATCTACGAATGAGCCACCCTCTTTAATGGTTCAGATCCAGAACGCACCAGACCTCACAACATTGGATGCGCTGGAAATAGATGTGGCTGCACGAGATCCGCAGATTCAACCGAAGCTAATGGGGTATGTGAGAAAACGCCGCTATGAATTAGAGAATCCTACACCTACACAACCTGAAGCTGATCCTGATTATCTATTAGTGGACGGTTTCTAATATGAAAGATCAGTACAAGAAAGTGAGCCAAAAACACATGCTTGGTTTTATGTACTACTTGCAATTGCTGGGCTACGTAATAGTCCGGCAAGGCATGGATCAAGCAATGTTCCTAACAAAACATTATGCGGTACCAGTCTCTTGGCGGCGAATAACAATCGACTATCACAACCGATTAAACAAACCTGCTCAGCAGCTTTATAAAGAATTTGTTGAGTGGACTAAAGAAGAATATTTGAGGGCTTAGGTAATGATTGATCTAAATAAAAAAAGAGAAGCTTTTGAAAGATTTCATGCCAAAGAATGTAATTGCAGTTATGAAAGTTTAAAACGTCACCTAGATAGACAAGAGGCACTAACAGGTCACAGATATTTACCAACTAGTCCTCGTCATGAAGCTTGGTTGATTTGGGATGCCGCATGGAATGACGCCAGTGCTCAGGTGTTGCCAACTTGGATCAGCATGGATGATGAATGGCCGCCTACTGACATAATGGTACTTATTTGTTGGGCTGATGCACCTGATGTTACCCCCGAACAAGACTATATGACTATTGATGAAGATTTAAATAGTGTATGGGCAAATTATCATAATGATGCGCCTTCACACTGGATGCATTTTCATAGTGTGCCAAACGTATCGGGAGCTGAACAATGAGCATAACACTTAGCGGTCATCAACTAAAAAGCCTTCTCGAATTTGTAAATCCAGATGGTGAGAAAGATTTAGATCAACTTGATACTAAACTAACAATTAAATTCTTTGAAGATGGCCACAGTGGAAAAGGCTATTACTTTTGGATGACCGAATATCCAGAAGAAGGCAGCATGTTGTTGGATGTTGAATCGGGAGCTGAGGGATGAGTGAAGTAAAAGTTAAAACATGTGATTTTTGTGATGATGGAAATGGTGAATGCATTTACCCCTATTACGGTCTTGCCCCTCATATTCACACAAAGCCAATTGGGGGCACCGTATTTCTAAACGAGTCATTACCTGAAAACTTCTGTCCTGATGGGGATGGTTTAGGCATGTATACACATTGTCTGAATTGTGGGGGTGACGGCACCTATGAGGGTACTCAATTAGAAGTTAAAGCGGAAAGTAAGGAGGGGTAAGGTGGATAAATATCTGACATCTAACAATGTGTGTGAGATGTTTCATATTACTAAACGCACACTTAATCGGTGGGAAATTAACACACCTTGGGGGATTCCATTCCCAGCCCCAGCATTAAGTTCTGAGGGCGGAACAATGAAAAGATACCTCGCTACTGATGTAATGAAGTGGGAGGAAGAATGCCAGCAAAAGAAGCAACTAAAAAAAGCTATATAA